CGACGAGACGCACGAGGGCGGCGTTGCCGGCCGCCGCGCGCGTGGTCGCGATCGCGCCGGCCGGCGGCGCGGGCGGGGCCGGAAGATCGTCCGCGACGAGCGCGAGCTCGCGCGCGGCGATCTCGGCCGGCATCCCGTCGCCAAGATCGCGGGCGAGCTCGAACACCCGCTCGACGAGCTCGCCGTCGGGCGGCGCCGTCCGCGACACGAGGGCGGGCGCGGCATCGACGAGCTCGGCGAGCCCGTCGCGCACGTCGGCGCTCGTCTCGGGCTCGACCGGCGCCGAGACGCGCAGCGCCTCGAAGGCGGCGGCGACGTCGAGAAGCGCGCCGCGCGCGGCGTCGACGACAACGTCGGGCCGGCCCGCCGCCGCGATGCGGACGACGAAGCTCGCGACCAGCGCGGCGAGCGCCCGGTCGACCGAGCCGATCACCTTGTTGGCGAGATTGACCGCGGAGACGAGCGGCTTGTCCGTGCCCTCCCGCGCGAACTCGAGCGCGAAATGAATGTAGCCGGCGCGGTCCTTCGAGCGGTCGCGCTCGGCCTTGAGGCCGCGCGCCTCGATCGGCCCGTGCGTCGGCAGCACGAGGACGCCCGGCCCCTTCGACAGCACCGCCGCCATGACGGCCGCGGCCTCGACGTCGACGAGCCCGCCATTCGCGACATAGGCGCCGACGCCGTAATGGCGCACGCCCTCGCCGAGATCCTCGAGGAACGGGTCGTCGCGGAGCGGGAAGACGTGCTCGACGACGCGGCGCGAGCCCTTGTCGGCGTCCTTCTCGACCCAGAACGGCACGCCCTTGAACGAGGCCGGCCACAGCCGCGCGATCGGGTCGACGCAAGTCATCGGCGGCCCTCGGCGGCTATACGCAGTTGCGCGGCTTCGAGTATAGCCGCCTCGGTCAGAACGAGCCGCCCGTGACCGGCGCATCCCCGATCGCCGGCGCGGCGGCGTCCGGCGAGGTCGTGCCCGTCGAGCCGGGCCGGTTGCCGCCGCCGGCGAGCGGCATGCGGGCGACCGCGCTCGTCACGATGCGGGTCACCATCGATTCGAACAGCGCCGTGTTGAAGTTGAGCTGCACGACGGTCTCGCCGCGCACGTTGACGCTGGCCTCACCCTGCACCTGCACCGACTGCGGCGCGACCGGGACGGGCACCGCCTGAGGCGACAGCGCGACGCCCGCCATCGCAGCCGACGACCAGTGCGGTTGCGGCACCGGAACCGGAGCGGGAGGCAGCACCGGCGGGCCGAATTCGCCGACGGCGTCGCGGCGGCGCTGATCGAGCATCGCTTGATAGGCGGGCGTCCGGATCGACGTCGCCTGATCAACCAGGACCCGCTGCCGCTCCGCCGCCTGCTCCCGCTCGGCGGCGCGCTGCTGCTCGGCCCCCGAGTTGAGGCCGAAGGCGTAACCGAGCGGGTCGCGGCGACGGGCCTCCTCGACAACCTGCCAGCCGAGAAGGCCGAGCCCGCCGGCGATTCCACCGAAGCGCAGCGCACGGGCGGCGAGACCGCCAGCCGCGGCGCCGGCGGCTGCGGCTCCGAGGGCGCCGCCGCTCGCAACGGCTCCGGCTGCAGCCGCACCGCCGGCGGCGGTTGCCCCGCCGATCCCGAGCAGCGTCGCTGCTGCGGCCGCGGCGCGCGCAAGTCCGGCGATCGCCAACGCCAGAGGCCCGAGCGTGGCCGCCGCGGCGACGGCGTAGGTCGACCATTCGATGAGGCGAGGGCTCGTCGCCGCGAGCGCGTTCACCGCGTTGGTGATGCCGGTGAAGACGTTCGTGAGCGCCTCGTTGACACCGCTCTCGCCGACGGCGAGCGCCATGCTCTCGAACGAGCTCTGCATGCGCATGTGGGAGCCCCACAGCCCTTGCTCGGCGCGGCGCGCGCCACGCTGCGCTGCGCCGGGCGACTCGGTCTCCATGCGCCTCAGGAACTCGGGGTATTGCGACCCTTCGCCGAGCATGGTCGCGATGCGGGCGCCTTGCCTGACGTCGAAGATGCGCGACATCTGGCCGGCGGTGACGCGTCGATTGGTCAGCTCCGAGATCAGTCGGTCCACGTCGAGGTTCTCGATCAGCGACATCACGTGCCGCTGCGTCGCGGTGGCGACGCGCTGCCGATCCTGCGCGCTCGCCTGGGGATTGTAGTCGTTGAGGTACCAGTCGGTCAGCGCCTGACCGAGGCCGCGCCGGTCCTGCAGATGCGGGGCCGCCGCCCTGCCGATCTGCTCGCGGTATCGGCCGATATCGGCATCGCCCCGCTCCGTGACGAGACCTGCGGCGCGCAGACCGGATAGGAAGTTCGCAGGGTCGAAGTCCCGGCTCGTCGCGGCGAAGTCGATCGGGCTCAGACCCATCTCCGCGAGCTGCTGAATACTGTCGCGCGTCGGCCTGACACCGCGGACGAGGGCAGAACGGATCGCGACACCGGCTTCGTCGCCGCGGAGCCCGTTTTGCGCCTGCGTCGCGATCATGGCGCCGAGGCGCTCCATGCTGACGCCGGTCAGATTGGCGAGCGGGGCGGCGTATTTGAAGCCTTGCAGCACGTCGTATGGGTTCGCGCGCGAGATGTTCGCGGCGTAGGCGACGATGTCGCCGATCCGCGCCGTCTCCCGGCGCGCGTCCTCGACCGTCGCCATCGGCCGGCGGTAGGCGGAGCTGATCGAGATGACGCCTTCGGCCGCTTGCGCCGGCGTCATGTCGCCGAAAAGCGCCGTGTCGAGCAGAGGCCGCGTCATGCCGACGGCTTGCGCCGGCGTCATGCCCGCCTGCACCACCTCCCGCTGCATCTCGGCGACCTGGCGCGCGGTGAAGATGCCTGCAGCCGATCGCGCGTTCCGGCGCATCGTCTCGAGATCCGCGGCGCTCAACTCACCGCGGGCGCCCGTCATCGCGAGCGAGCGCTCGAATTCGAGATTGGCACGGTAGCCCGGCATCATCGCCGCGGCGGCCGGAGCCGTGACGGTCGCGGCTGCACCGACGCCGAGTGTGGTCGCCGCTTCCGTGCGCGATCGCGCCGTCACGGGCCGCCCCTGGCCGTCCGTGACGAGCCTTCCCTGTTGATCCCGCTGAAACGGTATCGCGGGCACGCCCGACGGCGTCACGCCGCTTGGCCGGGGCCCCCACGGCCCCGTCTGCGCAGCGGAACGCGCGAGCTGCCCCTGGCGCTGCAAGCTCGCATTGGTCTGGTCCAGCGCCGCGCGCAGACGCGCCTGCTCGGCCGCCAGCCGGTTGACGGGGATGCCCGCCGATTCGAGCCCTTGGCGCGCGGCGCGCGCCGCTTCGCCTTGGGCCCGAAACGCCTGAGCGGCCTGTTCCGCCGCACGAGCGGCCTGCTGGTACTGCCGGGCGAGCTCGGCCGAGGGCCGCCCCGCCGCATTCATGCTCGCCTGAAGCCGGCTGACCTCCTGCGCGGTCTGGCGCATGCGGATCGAGGCCTCGTCGAGGCCTCGGCTCATCGCCCGGAAATGGTCGATGTTGCCGAGCTGCCGCTGCATCTCCTGAATGCGCCGCACCGTCTCGGGCGGCAGCGCATTCGCGAGCTGCTGCCGGATCTGTAGCGCCGCGCGCGCCGCGTTGGCGGCCGCCGAGGCGAAGGCGCCATTGGTCGCGTCGCGGGCGGAGATGACCGCCTGCGCTTCAATGATCCGAGCCATCTGGCCCCCCCGGCCGCGACCGCCGACCAACCTCCGCGGCCGGGGCCTCGAAGCAATGGCGATGCGACGCCTATCTTCGTTTCAGGAGACCACGCCCGACGGCGCGGTCGAGCCAGTATTCGATCTCGGAGAAGGTCAGGCGACCGGCGGAGGCGGGGTCGAGCTTGAGGTCGAAGACGAGGACGTCGAGGGCTGCATCAAGCTCATACGGGCAGCGATAAAAAAACCGAGCAGCTCCTCCTTAAACCGCATGGCGTCGGCGAGGCCGAGTTGGGCGAGGAGCTCGGGCTTGGGGCTCTCGACGCAAGCGTCGAGATAGGCCTTGATCCGGTCGGCGTGCTCGATCGGGAAGGCGCCACCGTCGGCCAGCACCTGGTACTGAACCGGATCGCCGATGCGGGCGTATTCGGCCCCCGTCGGCTGGCGAAGCCGGCCGAGCTTGATCGGGCCTTCGTGACCTTGCACAGGCGATTGCAACTCGAATTCGATTTTGCTCATAGGCGCTCCGAATGAAAAGGGCCGCGTGAGCGGCCCTTTGCATGGCTTGTCGATTTGAAAGATCGCTACTGCCGAGCGGTTGCCTCCGCCGCCGTTCGTGCGAGATCGCAGGCCGCGAACACCGGAGGCAGCGCCTCACGCGCCCGGGACAACGGGAACAGCCGCTCGACGGTGCTGGTCGTCGACGTGATGCGAAAGGCGATCTCTCGACCGCCGAGCAATTGCCAAGCCTTGTCGCCCGGGAAGTGTATCTCGATCACCCGGTCACTGACCGCGGATGCCGAGACCTCCTCGATCGGATGACGGTCGACGCGCACGCTCACGTCGAAAAGATCGCCTGGGTTCAGCGACCCCCGGCTCATCCCGCCCTCGGCGAGAGCCAAGGTGAAACTGCGCTCATCGAGGCAACGCACACCAAAGGCCATGCCGTTGTGAATGCGCAAGGCGATGACACGGTCGTTACCGTCGTTGAATCGGTCCTGCGTCACGGAAACGTTCCATGGCCCGATCTGCCGCGCTTGTTGCGCGGCGAGCGGCGTCACCGACCCGATCAGCGCCAGAACAAAGACGATCACACGCATCGTAAGCCCTCCAGCCCGCGCGGATGCTCAATCCACGGGCGCGCGGCGTCAAGGGGGCTCGGTAGAGTGTTAGGGTCAGCATTACGCGGCCAGCTTGCGGTATTTGCCGGCGGCGTAGCTCGAGCCGGAGATGGCGCCGGTCGAGAGGTTCTGTTTCGGCTTGCCGGTGAAGCGGCCGCCGGTCCAGAGGTGGGTCTCGGTCCGGCCCGAGAGCTCGGCGACGAGCGTGACGTTGACCGAGCAGCGCTTGAGCACCTCCCAGACCGCGCTGTCGCAGCCGGCCGAGAAATCGAACTCGGCGCGGTAGAGCGACGGCTTCTCGACGAAGTAGGGCGTGCCGTCGTGATGCGCCTCGGCGGCGATCTCGCGGTTGGTCGGCTCGATCATGACGTCGCCCCGCACCTGAAAGCGGACGCCGCCGCCCTCGATGGTGATGAGCCCGCCATAGGATTCGCAGCAAGGGTCGGACATTTTTTGCTCCCCGGCCGCACACCGCCAGCCAACCTGCGCGGCCGGGGCCCCGAGGCTGAGGAGATGCGACGGCTACTGGATTTGAAAGGAAGAAGGGGCGTCAGGCTGGGGCCGGCGCAGGGGCCCCGGCCAAGCGGGTTGGTCGGGCGCGCCGCGCCCCCGGGGTGCGGGGGCTCATGTAGGCCGAAGGCCGATAGCCCCCGCGGCAAAACAGGTGCGGGGCTCATGTAGGCCGAAGGCCGATAGCCCCCGCGAGAGGAAACCCGGGGTGCGGGGGCTCAAGTAGCGCGAAGCGCGATAGCCCCCGCGAACAACAACAAGGAGTACCGGCGCCTAGCGCCGGTACTCCGCGAAGGCGGTGATATTGGCGGCGAAGACGTTGAGCTGGTTGACGACGTCGGCCGGCAGATAGGCGTTGACCCGGTCGGCGTTGTTCGGGTCGCGCTCGACGACGACGAACTGGGCGAACAGCTCGGGCTTCTCGACGACGCCGAGCCCGACCATCTCCTCGTAGAGATGGATCAGCTGGGCCTTGATCGCGCGCGGCGTCGCGATCTCGGCGAGGCCGGCCGGGTTCTCGTCCGCGAGCGCGGAGCGGCCGAAGCGGTTGAGGACGCCGGCGCGCGTGTAGCGCACGAAGAACATCATCTGTGCCAGCACGTTGATGGCGCGGAAGGTCGCGTCGGGCACGCTCGAGGCGTTGACCTGCTCGGTCGAGACGATGCGGTCGATGGTGACGAGGCCGTCGACCGTGACCTTGTAGCCCGACATGCCGTCGGCATAGAGCGCCTGGCGGTCGGAGATCGCCCACCAGGTCGAGCGGTCGCGCGGCGGGCGGATGCCCTCGAGGACCAGCGTGTGCAGCGGGCGCGACAGCTCCGGCGCGTCGGAGAGGTGCTGCGCGAGCTTGGCGCCGATCGCGGCCGACCAGGCCCAGCTCGGCGTCGGCGAGGCCTGCGTCGCCATCAGGGAGACGTGGCGGTCGTTGCGGGCATTGCCGAGCGTGACGTTGGCCGACAGCGTGCCGACATTGGTCGCGACGTAATGGCCGTACAGCATCTTGGACGGCGACCAGCGGCCGGCGCTGTCGTTGAGGAAGTCGCGGATCGCGTTGAGCGAGGTGGCGTCGGCATAGGCGCCGGCGATCCAGTCGAACTCGTCGTCGCCGAGATTGGCGAGCGGGGTGGTGAGGGACGGCACGCCGGTGCCGCTCGCCATGCCGACGATGGTGACGCGGCCGGCGAGGATGTTGGGCTCGTCGACCTTGAGGAAGAGGTCGATGCCGTTGCCGGCCGTGCCGACATGGCGCGAGGTGACGGTGACGACGCCGAGCGTGTTGGCGGCCGTGACCTCGATGCCGGCGGCGTTGATCGCGGCGACGAGCGAGGCCGCGATGGTGGTGACGGTGTCGCTCGCCAGCACCTGGAAGGTGATGCGCTCGTCGCAGATCTCGAACACGGCGACGCCCGGCGTCGAGGGCGCGGTGTTGACGGTGATGGTGCCGGTCGCGGCGGCGCCGGCCGGATCGGCGAGCGGCAGCACCCAGATCGGCTGGAACGGCGCGTTGCGGCGGGCGATGCGGTACATCCGCACCAGCATGGCGCCGAGCCCGAACAGGGCGACCGCCTCGGTCTCGGACTGCACCAGAAGCGGCACGGCGGCCGTGGCGGTGCCGGCGGTGAGCTTCTGCCCGACGAGCAGCAGCCGCGACTGGCCCTCGAACGGCGTGCCGCCCGAGTTGACCTCGGCGTAGAACAGCGGGACGAGCAGATTGCCCGGGATTGCAGAAAAGGCGACCATCGCTGGCTCTCCTGATAAGGTTTAGCGCTGGCGCGCGAACTCGCCGAAATGCTGCTCGGCGGCCTTGCAGTAGGCGGCGTGAGCCGCCTCGGGACGATCGTAGAGACCGAGAAAAACGAGCTTGCCGTTCACGCGGATATCTGCGCGAAAGCGTCCCACTTGTCGGTGAAAGCTGACGCCTTTGAAGCCGGAGCTATTACTTTTGCTCAACTTCCTGTTACGCGCATTGTCTAGGCGGCTCGCTGGCCTGAGGTTCGACCATTTGTTGTTCGAGCCGTCGCCGTCGGCATGGTCGATGAGCTCGTCCGGCCACGTGCCGCGGATCAGAGCGAAGGCGACGCGGTGCGCCTGATATGTCCGACCGCCGAACTCGATGCTGAGGTACTCGGCGCCGAGGCGGCTGCGCCAAATCCATCCCGCCGGCTCACCGGCACGCGCCCGCTGTCGGTTGACTTTCCAGGTGAAGGTCCCGTTGTCGGGGTCGTAAGCGAGAGCGGATCGAAGAGCGGCGATCTCCTCGGTATCGCTCGCCCAAGCCAAGCGCCGGTGCGTCACGCCTTGGCCTTGTGCTTCGGCTTCACCGGCGCGGACCCTTCGGCCGGCGGCGGCGCGGCCTCGATCACGTCGGCGTCGCGGATGCGGCGGCACCAGTAGTCGTCGAGCGGCACGAAATCGCCCTCCGCCGCGAGCGGTTGCCAGCCGCGCTCCGGGCGACGGATCAGGAACGGCGTGCCGTCCGCCTGAAGGGCGGGCTTCACAAACGCATGACCTTGCATGGGGGTGGTTCCTGCCTGGATCGCCGCGTCGCTTCGCTCCTCGCGATGACGGGTCAGTCGGGTTGTGGAATGGTCAGGTCGGCGACGACGTCTTGGTCTTGCGTCGGCGTGTCGGTGTGGGCGTCGACGGTCATCCCTAAGCTGTTCAGTCGCGGCAGGACCGGCGGCACCGGCGCGCCGGCCGCGATCGCGGTGGCGAGGCGCAGCACCTCGGAGAAGGCGGGCAGCTCGGCTGCGAGCGAGCGGAACGGCTCGGGCAGGCGATCGAGGCCCGACGGGGCGGCCAGCGCCGCGAGATCGAAACAGTCGGGCGGGATCGAGACGTCCCAGGTGATCTTGCGGGTGGCGAGGCGGATCGCCTCTTCCGCGGTGCGCTGCGGCGTCGATGAGATCGAATGCACCCTGCGCCCGGTGAGGCTGCGCCACGGCCTGCCCGACGCGGCGTAGAGCAGCACGTATTCGATCTGCGCCTCGAGGAGGTCGAGCGAGGCCTCGGCCTCCTCGTCGGTCACCGGCTCGCCGACGAAATAGGCGCCGGGGCTCTCGGGGTCCTCGCCGAGCTGCACGATCGAGATCTCGAAGACGAGGGCGACCTCGCGCGGGATCGGCGGGCCGCCGGAGGAGGCGAGCGATTTCCCGTCGTGAGCGTCGGTGTAGACCACGATCACGGGCGCGCGCTCGTCCGCGGCGAGATCGTCGATCGGGGCGGCGAGCGAGCCGAACACGCGCTGCCGCGCGATCGTCGGCCAGACGCCGCTCGTTAGCGCCGCATGCGGGCGCAGCGCCTCAATGGCGGCGAGGCGAAGCGCCAATCTTCCAAGCGACACTTTTTTCTCCCCGCGCCGCGACCGCCATCCAACCTTCGCGGCGCGGGGCCCCGAGCTCGTGGAGAGGCGACGCTTTACCGGACGCTCTAAGGACGGCTGAGCAGGTTCACGTCGAGGGCGAGCCAGCCGTCGCCGTCTTCGCGGACCTCGGCGATGCGGTAGGTGAGGCCGGTGCGGGTGCGCAGGACGCGGTCGTCGCGCTTCGGCCGCCAGGGCAGCGAAGCCGCCGGCACGTTGATGACGATGCGGGTGGTGACGTGCCCGGCGGCTTCGGGCTGGTCCTTCGCGACCCCCGCGCCATAGGCGGCGCGGGCGGCGCCGTCGTCGAAGACCGCGCGGCGCTCGACGATGGCGCGGCCGCCGTCGGGCGAGCTCCGCCCGCCGGCGACGCTCGCCCCCATCGGCAGGAAGCGCATGGCCTCGGCATCGGCGAAGATGTCGAGGATGACCGCGGTGGCCTTGCCCCAGGCGTCGGCGAAGCTCGGCATGGGGGGCGTCCGCTCAGGATGAAGGCCGCAGAAGAGGCTTCGAGCCGGAGCCGCCCAGGGGCCCCGGCCACGCGGGTTGGTCGGGTGCGGCCAGCGGCGGGTTTATCCCGCCGGCCAAGCCGGCGGTTCGCCGGGGAGACTTAAGTCCGCCGCGCGCCGAACAGCGCGCCCGGCCGGGTGCAGAGCTGCAGGGCGTTCATCTGCATCTCGCCGTTGATGCCCTTGTCGTTCGGCATCGGGAACTGCTTGGCGTAGAGGCGGCGGCCGAGGGTATTGACGGTCTCGACGTAGTCGGCCGGGGCGTAGTAGGTGCGGAACAGATTGCTCACACCGAGCGGGAAGAAGCGGCACTTGTCGGTCGCGATGCCGACGCCCTCGCCGTCGATCTCGCCGTAGTTCTCGAAGAGCACCCCGCCGAACTCGAACATCGGGTTGGCGCTGCGGTTCGGCCCGACATAGCTGTCGCGCAGGATCTGGGCGTCGGACCAGTTCTTGTAGGTCTCGCGGACCTCCTTGTGCGCCAGGAGGTTGTCGAAGAAGGCGTCGCCGCAGAAGGCGTGGACGCTCGTGAAGGGGACGCTGCCGAGCGCCTTCTTCATCCGGCGGACGACGTTGGTGCAGGCGGTCCTGAGCACGCCGTCGGCCGGGTTGGTCGCGTCGAGGTCGAAGTCGATCTCGGTGATCTGCGTGACGCTGAACTCGGTGAAGAGGTTGAGCGTCGAGGCGTCGGCGTAGGTGACGATGCCGGTGACGGCGCCGAGGCGGGCCTGCTCCTCGGTGATGTCGAAATCGGCCATGTTGGCCGCCATCTTCTCCATGACGAGCTGCTGGACGGTTTTCAGCGCCGTCTCGGCGCCGAAGGCGCGCACGCCCTGGACCTCGTCGGCCATCACCGCGAAATCGCGCTGGAAATGCGGGATCGCCAGGACGCGCAGGTTGCGCTTCGGCATGTCGCGGGTCTCGCCGGGCGCGCCGCGCGGGCTCGGCTTGACGAGCTGCAGGATGTCGCCGATGCGCTCGATCGAGATCGAGAGCGTCGAGACCGAGGTCGAGGAGAACAGGCCGAGCTCGCCGATGCGGCCCGGGCGGTACTTGACGTCGGCGATGGCGTCGGTGAGCGACGTGACCGTGAAGGCGTCGCCCTTGAAGATGTCGAGCATAGAAGGTCTCCGTGGCGACGCGCGGGCGCGCCCTGTGCGGGGAAGAAGAAGAGGCCTCAGGCCGGGGCCGGCGCAGGGGCCCCGGCCATGTGGGTTGGCATCCGGTCGGTTTAGCCGACCGGGCAAGCCGGTTCGGTCGCGCGGCCGGCGGCGGGTCTACCCCGCCGGGCGAGCCGGCGGTTCGCCGGGGAGACCAAAACCCCTACCTTACGATGAGGCCGGCGGCGGCGAGCTGGGCGTGCTTGGCGCCGCGCTTGGTCGCGTCGTCGACCGAGGTCGCGTATTGCAGCGCCGGGGCGACGAGCTCGGCGGCGCGGGTGACGGCGGCGACCTTGACGTCGGCCGAGGAGGCGTCGACCTCGTAGAGATTGACCGCGACCGCGAGCTGCGTGCCGTCGCTCCCCGTCACCGGGGAGGGGACGTATTTGCCGGAGCCGGCCGCGACCGTGACGTCGAAGCCGTCGCCGACGATGAAATCGGTGGCGCCGTCGGCGATGACGAACTTGATGTCGTCCTCGAAGGTCGCCGCCACCACGACGTCGCCCATGACGGTGCCGTCCGGGTCCTCGACGCGGAAGGTGCCGCTGTTGGCGGCGGCCGCGATGCAGCGGACCGTGTAGACCCCCGGCCTCGCGCCGGCGACGACCGGCGTGGTGACGTCGAGGGTGAAGGTGCCGTTGCCGGTGTTGCCGCCGGCCTTGGCGGCGGCCGTGGCGCCGCCGACGGCGATCCGGCCGAGCACGGTGCCGGCCTTCACAACGCCGGCGCCGGAGGCGATGGTGATGGTGTCGCGGGAGCGATGGAAGTTCGCCTCGGAGAGGAGGACCTCACCCGGGTAGCGCCCTTCGGAGAACGAAGTCGGCATGTGAATCTCCTATCGAGAGATGATGTTGAGCGTCGGGCCGGAGCCGCACAGGGGCGACTCAAGGGTTCCGCTTGTTGATCGTGGCGGCGGCGGCCTTCCAGCCGGCGCGCACCTCGTCGGCGGGCTGCAACTTGGCCCCGGAGCCGAGGGTTACGGTCGGCGCCGTCGCCTCGAGCTGTGCGAGCGCGCCCGGCGTGGCCTCGGCCTTGGGCAGACCCTTGAGGAAATCGCCGGACGCATCGACCGACATCTCGGTCTTGAACGCGAGCTGCCGTGCGGCGGCGGCGCGGCCTTCCGCCTCGGCGTGGTCGAGGATGGCTGCGATGCGGGCGCGCTCGGCCGCGATGCCGGCGGCGGTGGCCGCGGCGACGGCGCGATCGTG